CGATGGCGACGACGAAGTGCGCCAGCGGCTGGAACGGCGGCTGTTCACCGCGGTGCAAGGCTATGTCTGGCATCCCGAATACGGAGCCGGGCTGCCGCAAAAGATCGGCGATCCGTGGCAGGTCTACGACATCAAGGCGATCTGCGCTGCGCAACTTGCGCTGGAAGCGGCGGTGGCACCGTTCCCACCTGCGCAACTGAATGTCGCCGCTTCGCCGAACCAACCCGACAGCGTCGGCATCGGCATCCACTATTGGGATGCCGCGACCGGCGTTGCCGTATCCTTCACCATTACGTCATGAGCCGTCATGCCGACGTTGCCGACACAAAGCTTCGCGACCATTGTCGAGAACACAGTCGCCGGGATTCAGGGCCGTGCCGCAAAGCTGATTAACTTCGCCATCGGCTCGACCTTGCGGGCGATCGCCGAAGGCTTTGCCGCGGTGTTTCTGTGGTTTCAGTCGATGATGCTGGCGTTGCTGGCATCGACCCGGTTATCGACATCGACCGGCAATGACGTTGATACCTTCACGGCCGACTTCATGCCGGTGGTGCCCGGCACCACATCGCCGCGGCTCGGGGCGCAGCCGTCCAGCGGGCAGGTTACCTTCACCCGGCTGTCGGCGGGACCGGCGGCGCTGTTCGTCCCGGTTGGGGCGACGCTGCTGACCAACGACGGCTCACAGACCTTCACGGTGACCGCCGATCCGACCTATGTGACCTATCAGCCGTCGCCGCCCGGCTACACCATGGCTCCGTGGATCACGTCGCTGATCGTGCCGGTGGTCAATACCGTGGCCGGGTCGGCCGGGAATGTCGCCGCGGGCGCGATCTCGATCATCGCGACGACGATGACCGGCATCGATACCGTCGTTAATAACAGCGCCTATTCCAACGGCACCGACTTTGAAAGCGATACTGCGCTTAAGAAGCGGTTCAGCGATTACATTCTCGGGCTGGCGCGCGGCGATTATTACGGGCTGGCGGCATCCATCGAGGGTACTGAGACCAATGTCACTTGGAATTTGACTGAGGGTTACAATTACGACGGCTCGTGGCGGCCCGGTTATTTCTTTGTGATTGCTGATGATGGCAGTGGTAATCCGTCGCCAAGCTTTCTGGCGACGATCCGCACGGCCGGTGAGGCGGTGCGCCCGCTCGGCATGCAATTCGATGTGTTCCCGCCCGTGATCATTTGGGCCAGCGTAGCGATGGATGTTGCGACTGCGGCGACCTACGTGCACAACGATGTGGTTGCCTTGGTCGCTGCTAATATCGCAACGCAAATCGATGGGCTCGGGCTCGGCAATGATCTTGAATACACCATGCTGCCCGGTTACGCCTATTCGCAAGCGGGCGTCACCAAGGTCACTGCGGTGACGCTGAACGGGCATCCAATTCTAGACGAGACGCCGGATATGGCGTCAATCACCACATCGCGGCTGACGCAGGACGGCCAGAACACGATCGCCTATGCGACGGTCAAGTGCCGTACCGCAGAAGTGAACTGATGCCGTGGCGACCGGCGACTCACAGGACATCGTCCACCGGGTCCGGCAGCTAATCCCCGGCCGCTGGTTTATGTGGGGCGCACCGCTGCGCGACGCGGTGCTCGGCGGCTTGGCCGACAGCATGGCGTGGCTGTACCAGTGGCTGATTTTCATCCGCCAGCAAAGTCGCATCGCCACCGCTAGCGGCATTTTCCTCGATCTGATTGCCTACGATTTTCTGAACCGCACGCTGTTACGCGGTGCGGGCGGCACCACTGACGACACTAATTTCCGCATTCAGATCACCAACGCCATCCTTGCCGAACGGGTGACGCGCAAGGGCATGATGAATGCGTTGACGCTGTTGCTGACCGTGCCGCCGTTTATTTTCGAGCCATGGAATCCGTTCGATGCGGGCGGCTATGGCGAAGGCAATTTTGCTTACGGCCGGGCGGGCGGTTGGGGCTCGATCCAGCTTCCCGGTCAGGTCTTTCTCAAGGTCTCGCGCGCCGCGCTGCGCTCGACCGGCGTGCCCTATGTCCAAGGTTGGGGTGGCACACCGACGCTTGGCGGCTACGGTGTTGGTGCGATCCAGTACATCGCCACCGAGACGCCCGAGATCGGCGTCACCGATCAGGACATTTACAATACCATCGTGCGCAACAAGCCGACCGGACTGATTGTCTGGACACAGATCGGCACCGAAGTGTTGCTTGGCGCGCAACCGGCGCTGTTGGCATCGATAGGACCGCCCACGCCGCTATTCCAAGCGCTGGAAACCAACCCGCATTGGCTCGGCAAATTCATTCCGACAATGCTTAATCCGCGCCGCCACCTGAACCGAAGCCCTTAAACGAGGATTTTTGAGATGGTAGATCGCGCCATCGTCTATTCGGCGGCGCTGCCGCAGACGTCTGACGTTCTGAACACCAACAAGTTTGGGATGATCGGGCTTGGCTATGCGTTGCAAGGCATTCTCGGCACCACCACCGAAGTGCATAATTTACAGTGCACGCCCACCGTACCCGCAAGTCTGCAGGTCGTGGTTGGCAATGGTGCGATCTATACGTTGGACATGACCGATGCCACCGCGTACAGCGATCTCGGCACCGACACGCACAACATCGTCAAGCAGGGCATTCTGGCTAATCCGGTCACGCTGACGGTCACGCCGCCGAGCACGCCCGGTTACAGTCAGGTCTATTTGGTCGAAGCAATCCTGTCCGATGTCGATACCGGCAGCGCTGTGCTGCCCTATTACAATGCGTCGAACCCGTCACAGCCGTACAGCGGCCCCGGCAATGACGGCATGTCGCAATACACGATCCGGTCAGTGCAGTGCACGATTGCGCTCAAAGCCGGATCGCCAGCGCCGACCGGGACGCAAGTCAATCCAACGCCGGATGCCGGTTACACCGGGTTGTATTACATCACCGTCGTCAATGGTCAGGTCGCGATCACTGGCGCGAATATCGTTCTTAATACCTTTGCGCCGTTCTTCCCGACCTTGCCGTCGGTGCCGAACGACGTGCAGACCAATCTGTGGACCTATTGCGTCGATAACGGCGTGCTTAACGCCATGGCGGCAACGATCTATCCGCCGGTCACGCAATTGGTGCCGGGGACCGGCGTGCTGGTGCGCGTCGCTTTTCAGAACACCGGCAACGTCACGTTCAATCTGAACGGTCTCGGCGCGCAGCCGGTGCATCGCGCCAACGGCGCGCAACTGGCTTCGGGCGACATCAATCCCGGCGAGATACTGGCGCTGTTGTGGGACGGCGCGGCGTGGCAAACGCTGAACTTCTTCGGCTTCACTTCGACCACGACCAACAATAACACCTATACGATCAACATTCCGTTTGCGGTCGATTCCGGCGCGATCAACGCAGTGCACGGCGTGTTCTCGCCCGCGATCACGTCGCTGGCCGCCGGGCTGACCGTCGAAGTTCAGATCGCCTATACCAATTCCGGCAGCGCTACGCTGCAAGCCAACGGCACATCGCCAGCCACTATTCGCCGCAACAATCTGACCTTGCAGCCGCGTGATCTGCGCGTTGGCGTGATCTGCCTCTTTGTCTACGACGGCACCTATTGGCAGTTGGTCAATGCGCGCTGGCCATACGACAGTTTCGATTTGTCGTCGCCACCCGCGAGCGATATGGCAATGGCCGTCGGCGATCAGATCACCATCACCTTTACTAACGCAACGTCGCTGCCGTTGCATATCGCGACGGTGCAGGGTCTTTATGATCTGTTGCTGTACGTCCAAGTCAGCAATTCGCGCAACACTGACCTACGTTTGCAAGCAAACAACACCAGTTATGGCGCGGTTATCGTTACATGGGAAGTGCTCAACTCGGATATGCGACCGACGATCATACCCAACCCGCCTTATCTGAATCAGAGTCCAATCTCGAACAATTGGGGCACGCCAGCCGGTGCCTTTTTGTTTGACTTGTTTGACGGACCACAGGGCAATCCAGCCGATACGCTCAACGACATTGGGCCGTTTTATATGCACATGACAATATCCACTTACACGATTGCCAAGACGATCAAATACGACAGCGCGTTAGCGGGCGGTCCGGCGGCTGGCTTCATGGCGTGGCAGGACAATACGGTTTGGACGTCACTCGGCACCATCGACGTCAGTCAGCCGTTGAGTGGCGGCGCATGGGGCACTAACTCGACTCTGAGCGGCACTTGCGTCGTCAAGCGAATTTGTTAGATGGCAACCAATATTCTCTCGCTGCCGAAGATCGACGGCGCGAATACGTCGTTCTTCGTGCCGAACAACAGCGATTGGCTGGACTCGATGTATTTCAGCCAGCCGGGATTCGGCCCGCCGGTCCCGCTGCAGGGCTGTATTCTCACGGCCAGTTCCAACTTGATCGGCGTGCCGAGTGCTTTGGGCATTCAGCCCGGTATGCAAATATCGGCCACGCCCGGATTGATCGGCGGCGGCTATGTTGGCGCGATCCCAAGCACGACAACGCTGACCTGTGTCAGTATGGCAGGCAGTCCGATCTTGGCTACGGCTTCGACGCCGGAAGCGACGTTGACGTTTAATCCGGCACCGCTCGATCTGAGCGGTATCTCATTCATTGCCTCGTTGCGGCAGTCGATATCGGATGAACGCATTTTTCTGACCGCGCAGACCGCCGACTCGACCATGCTTAACTTCGGCGTGACTGGCGTGCTCGGTTTCAACGTGCCAGCCGGTGCGATATTGCCGGTGCCGGTCGGCGCTTATGTCATGGACATTCTCGCGATTGCGGACGGTCATGTCGTCAACATGATGCCGCAGGTGCCCGCTGCTGTGACCATTGCGTTCGGCATTTCCGATGCCTCGTTGTTCAACGCTACGCTTCTCACCGTGCAAGTGCCGCAAGCATGACCATTCTGTCATTCGCGCTATTGCCGTCAGCGATTCAGACCGTTGCGGGCGCGGCGCTGGCGGTCGGTCAGGCGTTGCCAGCGGGGCCGCCCGGTCCCGCTGGTCAGCCTGGACTCAATGGCGCGAATCTCAATCCGGCTTACGGTCTCACCGTGATCAGTACGTCGACTTACACCGTGCTGAACACCGACACGTCGAGTGTGCTGCGGTTTATTTTGGGAACGACATGCGTGGTGACGTTGCCAGTGTTTCTCAGTGGCACCGGCTATTGGTACATTTTCGACAACGATATGTCCGGTCAAGTGATAATCAATCCAGTCAGCACGGTGATTGATGGCGTGGCGTCAATGACGGTCGATGCGGGCTGTACAGCGCTGATTTTTTTCAATGGCGGCAGTTTCGAGAGCATTGGCCCCACTGACGGCGGATGGTTTTAGATGACGATCCCGACCAAGATTCTGCATTCGACCACGACGGGCAACTCGCCCGCGTCAATGGTGGTTGGCCAGATCGCGATCAACGAGGCTGACGGCAAACTGTTTTACCGCGATGCCAGCGGCAACGTGCAGTTTCAATATCTGTCAATCGTCACAAATAGCGTGGCAAACGCCGTTACCAGAAACACCTTCCTTTCGCATCGCACTACCGGCACGCCCGCTATTGGCATTGGTGCTGGTCTGCAATTTGAAGTCCAGACCGCGGCCACGCCGACTTACAAGATTGGCGGTGCGATTGATTGCGTATCGACCAACATCACGTCCGGCACCGAAGCGTTCGATTTGCGATTCTCGACCATGACGGCGGGCACGCTGACCGAACGCCAGCGGCTCGACGGCGCGGGCAATTTCTGGCTCGGCGGCAATTACACTTATTACAGCCAAGGTTCGCAAAACAATGCGCCGACACTCAATGTCTCAGGCACCGCACCGTTCGGGCTGACCCGATGGGGTGGCTCGGAAGTTCGCTGCTTCATGTGCATGTCGGCCAGTGCCACCATCGGCACCATGACCGCGCTGACCAGCGGCTCGGGTATCGCACAACTGACGTTTTGCGGCACCGACGGCACCGGCTTCCAGAACGCGGCGCGATTCTATATCGGCGTTGACGCGACGCCGACGACGGGCCACGTGCCGGGTTATCTGTCGATTCAAACGTCGTCGGCGACCGCCGACAATAACGAAGTCGTGCGGTTCGATCATAACGGCTACAGCATTTTTAGCGGCGGCGCGGGCAGCGGCAGTATTGGCGCAAATCTGGTGGAGATGCATCGCACGACGCAGAACGGCCCGCTGTCGCTATATCGTTGGGATAACAGCAGCAACCCAACTGTTCTCGTATTTAATAAGAGTGCGGGAACTACCATCGGCACGATGACGACCATTTCCGGCGGTGCTCAATTAGGCCAACTCAGTTTTTACGGTGTTGATGCGAGCGCTACTCCGGTTTTTCAACAGGCGGCGGCGATCATCGTTCAGAACGATGTCGCGCCAACCGCTGGCAGCGTTTCTGGCATTCTATTGTTGCAGGTCTCGCCAAGCGGCAGCGGTACGCCGCAGACTCGACTTAAGATCAACTCCGACGGCAAGGTCGTTATCGGCACGAGTCTGAACAGCATTTCCGGTTGTTGGATTGACGTTAATACGTCTGGCTTACAGAACAGCACCAGTGCCGCATCGTTAGCATTGAACGGATGGGGCGCGAACAACTCACAGGGTACGTGTCGTATTGCTTTCAATTCCAGTCGCAATACCACGGTTGGATCGCATACGGTTGTCGCCGCCTCTGACGCGATGGGCGCGCTTTATTTTTACGGCAGTGACGGCACGGGATTTCAGGAAGCCGGACATTTTGAATGCGACTGCGACATCACGCCGACGACGGGTCACGTACCGGGGCGATTCAGTATGTGGCTTTCGTCGGCTAGCGCCAATTCAGAATGTTTGCGCGTCGTCGGCAGCGATAAGAGCGCTTGGCATTACGGCAATGTCTACATGCAGAACAATATGATTTCGCTGCTCAGTTCGGCGGATACCAACCACGGCATAATCTACAATTCATCGGTCAACGGCCCGGAGTTTCGCGGCTTCGCGGGGTTCCGTTGGGCCACCGGTTCAAGCGGCGCGACTCAAGTGATGTATCACGACGGCACCAACTTGGGCATCAGCAATATGAGCACCACGAGCAACGCCGCCAGCGCTTATATCAGCACCGGCTCGGGCAATACCGCGAACCAGATTTTCCGTTCGACATCGAGCCTGCGTTACAAGAAAGACATCGACGCCATGCCAGCCGAACGCATCAGCGCAGTTGCCGCGTGCAGACTTGTCGAGTTCACATCGACTTGTGAAAAGGACGATCCAATGGTGCGGCACGTCGGTTATATTGCCGAGGAAGTGGCCGAGATCGATCCGCATTTGGTGACTTATAACGTCGACGGCCAGCCCGAAGGCGTCATGTACGAACGTGTATTATTGCTCAAGGTGGCGGCGCTTGAACAAGAGATCGCCAATCTGAAAAACAAAAGAGGGAGACGGCACTAATGCGAGTCATCGAATTAAAACACTTGGGCGCTGATCCAGAAAAACTGAAATCGCAGTTCGCCAAGAACGAATTGAGCGAACAAGAGGCCAATGAGATCGCGCGCAAAAATCTATGGGTCAACTACAAGGACACGATGATCAATGCGCTCAGCAGTCCGGTTGGTGGGCAGCGCGAGATCGGCGTCGCCGACATGCGCACGGCAATCAAGATCATGGACAAGATCGAGGCCGCCAACGGGCGCGTGCATCTTGAGGATGCCGAATATCAATTCCTCAATGACCGGGTCCAGAACATGAAATGGACGTTGGCGCACAAACACATCATGCAGTTTATCGACGACATCGCCCAAGCGCCGACCGTCGAGATCGACGCCGACAAGGTGACGCCGATCAAGCCGAAGAAATAAATGCTAACGACGGTGACGCTGCAGTTCTCGCGCTGCGCGCCGCTGACCTATCGCGAACGCTGGCAGCAAGGGCAGTGGGTCGATTACTCACTGTGGATTTGCCGCCTGACGCATTCGCCGTTTTCGCATGTCGATCTGGTGCTGGCCGACGGCACTTTGCTCGGCGCGTCGGACAATCCGCAAGCGCCCGTGATTGTTGGCAACCCGCGCGGCGTGGCGATCCGTCCAGCCGAATATCAAAAGTTCGCGGTGCGCCGCAACGTTGTCATGAGCACTACGCACGAGCGCGCCTTTCGCTTCCACGATTTCTGCATATCGCAACTTGGCAAGCCGTTCGATACCGACGCGCTCAAGCCGAGTGTGTTCTTGTCCAGCGAGTTTCATAACCGCGATTGGCGCACTGACGATTCGTGGTTCTGCGCCGAGATGATCGGGCGTGCCGTCGAGGAAGCGCCACTGCTGGACTGGACGATCCCCGGCATCAAGAACCGCATTACGCCCGCCGATCTGATTCTGTTGCTGGCCCCGCTCTACGACTTTGACCAAGCCAAGGAGCGGCTGCCGAACGTAGAGGCACCGGAAGAATGACCGCAGTCGATTACGTGCCGTTTGTCGAGCGCATGATCCACCGCTATGAAGGTGGCTATGGTTGGGATGCCGGGGATTCTGGCGGCCCGACCTGTTGGGGAATTACTTGTTACGACTTGGCCGAGTTCGAGCACCAGAAGATGAACAGCATGGCAGCGTGGGCGTCTCGCGTGCGGGCCATGCCGATCTCGGTGGCTGATCAAATCTATCGGACCAAGTACGCGACGCAATGTTGCTTCGATCAGTTGGGGCCGGGCAAAGACTGCGTGGTGTTCGACTTCGGCGTCAACAGCGGATCATCACGTGCGATCCGCTACGTCCAAGGCGTGGTTGGTGTGCACCAAGACGGTGTGCTCGGGCCGCAGACCTTGGAAGCGATCAACGCCCATGATCCCAAAGGCTTTATCAACGGGCTGTGCGATGCGCGGCTGCGGTTCATGCGTGGTTTACGAATATGGTCGCGGTTTGGTCGCGGCTGGTCGTCGCGGGTCGGCGATCTGCGCGCCTATTCGCTGAATCTGATCCCGAAGCCGCCCGGCGTGATGGGCGCAAAGCTTAAACCGGAACGTCCGACCCGGATCGGGCACTCCAAGGAACTACGTATCCCGCGGGCGTTCGGCAAAGCCTACGAACGCAAAGACCTTCAAGAGATCAAAGCTCAGCACGAATAGCCGACGCTCGGCGGCATGCTTGCCGTTCCCACGGACCGCGCTGTAAGTGTCGGCCGCGCCACTCCCTACGCGAGCCGGACCGCGCCACATCCGAATAACGACAACGCCGCCGAGCACCTTTCCATAGCATGAAGGCCGAGCCGATGCCGGGGCTATTTATCGCCAGCACCGTGCTCGCTTTCATCTGCCTGTCAACGGCGGCGGCAGACTGGTGGACGAACGGATTCGGAGCCGAATGGGCACCGACCGGATTGCTGCTCGGTCTGATGTTCGCATTCGTCGCATGGATCACACAGCCATGAGCAAAGTTATTCTGTTCGATGTTTACGGATGGGGCGGCTGGCATCTCGATCCGGCGAGAGGCCAAGCGCAGATCGTGCGCCGCATCCGCGAGGAAGGCGTCGAGACGGTGGGGCCGTTCGATCCCGGCGACGGTTCGATGCCGGAAGTCGCCAAGAAAGCCGCGGCGGGCGGCGCGACCATGATGTATTGCGGCGACTCTTGCGGCGCTAATCGGTTCTCGTGGCTGCAGGGATGGGCACCGGGTATAAAGTGGGCCTATGCGGCGCTGATCCAACCGTCGTTGTATTGCAATGCCGGTTGCCCGCCGATCGCTGCCAGCGCCAAGCAAGTCGATGTTTTCTACACTAGCTTTCTGACCTTCCCGTTGCCCGGGCTCGGCTGCTTCAAGCCGCAGCCGGTCAATACGCTCGACCGCAACGGCATGGCGCAAAGCTTCAAATATCCCGGCAGCTATCTGGTGAACAACGGGCGCACCACGCTGAATTACATCGACCAGCGGCTGCACGTGCATCCCGGTGATGACGATGCTGGAACACAGTCGATCATCCTGAAACAAGCGCAGGCATTGCTAGCAGCGAGATGACCGCACCGGATCGCGATTATCTGGTTGCCTACGGTGCCGCCAAGCGGTGGTTTGAGCGCGAATCGCTTAGACTGCCGGACGAACTGATCGAATCGCTGGCGTGTGCCGTCCTCGATGCCGTCGATGAAGCTCGCGCCAAGCGGCAACAGGAGCACTAGCCATGGAGCAATCGAAACCATTTTGGGCATCGTGGACATTGTGGGGCGCGCTGGCGACGTTTCTCGGCGTGGTGCTGCCGGGATTGGGCATGGACGCCAATCCCGACAATATCACGTCGTTCTTTAAGTCGTTCCAGCAAATGCTTGACAGCATTCTGACCTTCGGCGGCTTGGCGCTGACGGTCTACGGCCGGGCGACGGCGACCAAGCAACTGACACGGAGCTAGATCATGGATAGACGTGAAGCCTTGAAGATCGGCGTGGTGCTGCCTGCTGCCGTGGTGGCTGGCGGTGCCACCGGGCAACTGGCAACTTGCTCGTCATCTGGCGGCATCCAGATCAATCCGAGCGTATTGGTCGCGATCAACAACGCGGTGGCGACGGGCTGTAATTTCATCCCGGCGGTCACCACCGTGATCGCGCTGGTCAACGCTTTATTCCCGGCGGTCAACGGCGCAACGGCGGTGGCCGAAGGCGTGATTAGCCAGATTGCCTCGATGCTATGCTCGAACGCCCCGAACCCGGCGTCGGCCAAGCTCGGGGCCAAGACGCTCAAAGCCGGTGACAAAGAAATCCCCGTGAACGGATGGGTCGTGATCGATGGCAAGCTCCAGTACGTCTAGACAGAAAGTCCGCCTTGGCGACGCCAGCGTTGACGAGATCAACGCCGCTTATGACAAGATTTACCCGGAGCTTTTGAACCTTGCGCACTACTACGCGGGCCGGGTCAATATCCCGTTTGTCAACGTCGAGCAAATGATCCGCAACGAGATGCAGACGCCAGAGTTTAAGCGGCTGGCGGTGCAGATCGTTTCCGATGCGGTCAATGCTGCGGAAGCGGTGCATGATGCCAAGGCGGCACAGCCGCCAGCCCCGGCAACGTCATGACCACGCAACCGGGCCAACGGCGGGCTGGCAAGCGCGGCAAGCTGCCCGCGCGACCGGATGCGATCGCGCTGAAGTTCGGCGACTATCTGCGCAAGGACAAGCTGCCGACGCTGCCGCCGCGGTTCGGCCATGTCACCAACGAGCCGCCCGGGCGGCATGGTTGGGGCATGCTCGGCAACGATATTGCGGGTGATTGCGTCATTGCCGGGCGCTGCCACGAGATCATGGTGGATGCGCTGGCCACCAACCGGCCGGTGCCGGACTTCTCGCCCGGGTCGGCGCTGGCGGCCTATTCGCAATGCCTCGTCTATTGCGGCGGCCAGCCGTTCGATCCCAATAACCCGGCGAGCGATACCGGGCTGGACATGCAGGCGGCGGCTAAGTGGTGGCGCGCCGTCGGCATGACCGATGCCGACGGCAAACTACATAAAATCGATGCGTATGTGGCGGTCGAGACCGTCGATGATGTCCTGATGGCGACCTATTTGTGCGGGTCCGCAGGCGTCGGCCTTGCCCTTCCGGCGACCGCTGAGACGCAGTTCGAGGCCGGGCAGGTATGGTCGGACGTCAGCGGACAGCCCATAGGCGGCCATTACGTGCCTTGCGTGGGCTATATGGGCGGGCATCTGGTCTTCGTGACATGGGGCGAGCTACAGGGCGCGACCCGGCAATACATCCAGCAATGGATCGAGGATGGGGTTTGCTGCCTGTCGCGCGAATATATGATGGCGAACAACCTGTCGCCCGAGATGATCGATTGGAACCAACTGCTTGACGACGTCGATGCGATCGCTAATGCGTCCAAGACGCCCGAATCGGCTCGTCTACAGGTGACCCGTCGCCAGCCAAGTCAGCCCGAGCCCGATACCGACGCCCAACACCGCCCCGAGCCCGCACATCAGCCAGCGCCAGCCGAGCCGAAGCACCAGCCCGAGCCTGAGAAACCGCAACCGCATCTGCCAAAGGCGCATCCGAAGCGCCAAGCGGAGCACAAACGGCCGCGGAAGCCTCATAAGAGGCGCTAACGCTGGCGTGGCGTCACCGTTCCGTCGAAGTGTCGCGTTCGACTTTTGTCGAAGCCCCGGCCCCGCAGTCGCCTGCGGGGCCGTTTTCGTTTGCCGGTCACATACCGGAATGCCTTGATGGCTTCACCGGGCTTGTGGTGCGACCACGGCTTGTCGCGCAGCCGCTTGACCTTGGCGGCGATCGACGTGTCCCGCTTCGACTTCTCGCGATGGTTGGCCTTGAGCATCGGCGTCAGGTTCCACCAGCGATCCGGCCCGCGGTGAGCGTGCAGAATGTTGTGGTCAAGCTCGAACATGCCGATTACGGCTTGGGCGCGAGCTTGGATCGCCCGCAGTGCGTCACGCTGTTCTTGCGGCAACAGCATTGACAGCGCTGCCGCCAACTGTTCACGCAGCGGAATGTGCTTGCGTTTCAACCGACAGCCTTGTTGATCTTGGCGCGGATGTCTTCGACGTGCTTGGCGAAGTCGGAATCGCGCTTGACCATCTCCTTGATTCGCTCACGGGCGTGCAGCACTGACGTATGGTCACGGTAGAACCGCTTGCCGACTTTGTTCAGGCTGGCGGCTTCGGGCGGCAGCATCTCAAGGCACAGCGCGATGGCGACGTGGCGGCCTTGAACACAGTGGGCAACGCGGGCACGGCCGAGCAGTGCAGCGCGGGTCAAGCCATACTCTTCGGCTACGATGCGCTGGATCAGACTTGCTGACAGCATCGTCGGGCACTCGGCCAACCACTGCTCAATCGGATCGGGCGGCAGTATAGGCCGCGGTTGTACCACGGGCACAGGCTGAAATTTTGGCAGTGACGGTTGTGGCACGTTCCAGCGCTTCATGCGTTCGGCATGCTCGCGCGCCAGCCGTCGCTGCGTTGGCGTGGCAGTCGCGATCGGTGTGTCGTTACGCTGAAGCATCGTCCGGTTCCTTTGGCGGGTCCGGCCAGATCGCCTTGAACGCGGCCAATAGCGTTGCCTCTAGCGCCTTCGGCACCGGGCGCACATTGTTCTCGATCTTTTGTTTAGGCGGCGGTTTAAGGATCATCATCGGCGTTTCCCCCTCTTGAGCTTCTTTTTCGGCTTATGATTCAGTACGGCTTCGACATGCTCTTGGCTGAAGCCTTCGACGTCCTGCGCCGCCTGTGCCTTCAATCGCTCGGCCAGCGCTTCAGCTTCACTGGTGACGTCGATCGCGTGTTCGGCTCCGACCCGCATGCCCGCGGCGTCGGCCAGTTCGTCGCTGCCGTACATGCCGAGCATGACTTCGGGCGCGTACATCCGGCAGAACGCCCGGGATGCGTAGTAAAACAATTGCCGATCCGGGTCTTCGTCCCACAGTTGCGAGCCCTTCAGTTCGCCTCGTTCGTTGCGATCTGGTCTGATCTTTTCGATCGGCGGCGTCGTGTAGCTGAGCGGATCGATCTCGGTCTTGAAGTGCCCGGTGACGGTGCAGGTACGCTGGTCACCTTCGCCTGCATAGGTCGGCCGCAACCGGCTGCGCAGCCCGGCGCGCTCGTTCATAACCGCCCGGAACACATGCGACGTGAAGCCAAGTCGCCCGCCGATGACGCTGGATTCATTGGCCAATCGATACGGGCTAAAACCCCAAGCCATGGCCATGTCGTGCAAGGCGATCGACATGCCAAGGTTGCCGCGGACATGGATCGGCACTGCTTCCTTGGCGTTGGCCATGGCCTTGGCGACATCGGCCATCTGCGCGAAGTCTTGCGGCGTGATATAGCCGCGTTCGCCGACCGGGATCATCTGCGCGGCAGCGCGGGCGTCGCCGACTTTGATCTTGATACCGGCTTCTTCGACCGGGTCGCGCCTGTCGATCGCTTCCTTTTCGGGTGCTTCCGGTGCTGGCTGGTCACTCATAACTTCTCTCCTTTGGTCAGAACGTCGTTGGCGTAGCGAGCGGCTTCCTGCGGTCGTTCGATAAAGTGGATCGTCAGGTCATAGCAGAGCAGCGGCGTGCCGCTGAGCAGCTTGGCCAGATCGTCCCGGTCGAGCGCGACTACGGTGGTGATTCGGTCGCGATAGATGCCACGGTGCGCGATCATGGCGTGGCCGATCCTCTGAGCCGTTGCAGGAAGTTGCCCCACCAGTTGTGCGTCTGCTGCGACAAGCTCACGACATACTCGCTGGTGGTCAGCCAGTCGGTACTGCCGCAGTTCGGGCAGGCATAGGGCTGCGTGCCGGGATTCTTACTGGCGTTGCGCAGCCGGGCGTTTAATTGATCCACCGTGGTTGCGGCCCAATTCTGGCAAAGCTGGCAACAGGTCATTGCTGTGGCTCCGCGCTTTCTCGGTACTTCTCGGTCAGCGGTATGGTGATCGGGTGCCCTTCGCCCGGGCCGGGCCAGCGGTCTTCCTTCATGCAGGTGGCGATCAGGTCGAGTGCGCGACGGTTCTGCCGGTGACCGAGATCGATGTCACGGGGATCGAGCACTACGATGCGCACACAGTATGGCCGTTTAGCTTCGACAAAGACCAGACTAAACGATCGCATACCGAGCCCGAGCACGGTGGCGGATGCCTCGCGGATCACCGCGGCTTGCTGGTGATAGGCATGCTGGCCGACGGCGTGCATCAATAGCGGGAAGCTAGCGCGGGTCGTGGTCTTCAGATCGCTGTAATCGCCGCCGTCGTTCGGGATCACGTCGGGCCGCGCCTTGATCCACAGCCCGGTCTTTTTATCCTTGTAGAATAGCGACCGCTCGATGTCGCCGCGTAGGGCGCTGATCGCCAGCGGATCAGCAGCAATGCGCTGGCACATGCCGGTGATAGTCTCGATCTGTTCGTCGGTTAGGACCGCCCGGCCTTTCCTGACCTGCTCGTCGCGCCAGTCGCGCGATGCTTGCGTGCGCCAGCTATCCCAATCATCCGGCCGGATCGCAAACGACGCCGAGAACGCCGCGCCGCGTTTCGAGCCTTCGAGAAATAGGAAATGGGCGGCGCGGCCAAGCACGAACTGCGGCTTGTCTTCGGGCTCGGTGCAGTTCGGATTGCCGGACCACTCGTCATAGAAGTGCGCCGGGCTGCCGCCATTGACTTCCAGCACCCGGCGCAGCCCGCTCGATGACACGCTCGGGCCGTCGAGTATCTTCTGGCTGTGGTAGATTTCCAGCGGGATGCCGGAATAGATACCCGGCTTCGAGACGGCCTTGCCATCCCATCTGATACTTTCCACTTGACCGGCTCCTTCGATTGCGGACTGCAAAGATAAGAGAGCCCGCAATCTAACGCAAGGGTCTTCGTTTGTCGCCGACCGCTTGGCTTTGCGGAAATTGCATATCGCTGGCCGGAATGGTGTAGCCATGAGCTACGAACCACAATGCCAATCCTGACCGCAGGATCAGTTGCATGGTGGTCTGGTGATCGGATGCGGCCCGTCGTAAAACACTGTAAAGTTCTTCGGTTACAAGACAAACGATTTGGCGTGAGTATTCGCGACGCCAAGCCGGATCGGCCGGTATATCGCACGCCAGCACAAGCGAAGGAGTTAGGCATTGAGATCGATCTCAATTATCGGTTTGCGCAAGCTCAATCGGCTGAACCAAAAGCCGCAACGCAATCCGGACGA